CTCGATGGCGGGCGGCTGGCCTTCGCCGCCGGCGGGCTGGTGCCCGAGGCGCCGCCCCCGCCGGCACAGGGCCAGGCGGTGCGCATCGTCAACGTGATCGACCCGGCGATGGCCGCCGACTACCTCAACTCGTCCTCGGGCGAGAAAACCATTCTCAATATCCTGCAACGCAACGCTGGCGCAGTGCGGCAGGTGCTGACCTGACCTGAATAACGCGTACCGCAAGGACCACAGACATGACGGCCTACGTCGGCTTCGTCGACAACTCGACGATGCTCGCCCATTACAAGATGCTCGAAACGATCCGGGACGTCTGTCTGGCCGAGGGGTGGACCATCCTCCGCTACGACACGGCCATCACGAACCGGGAGCTGCTGATGATGGCGCCCGGACTATCGGGCACCGAGCAGATCTTCTGCGGCGTCTACTGCTACCAGGACAGCAGCGCGGACTACTACAACATGGCGGTGGCGACCATGAAGGGCTATGTCGCCGCCAACTCGTTCCTGACCCAGCCGGGTATCTCGCCGGTACTCGGCGTGCCTGCCCATAACCAGCGCATCGACTACTGGCTCTCCGTCAACGGTCAACGGCTGAACGTGGCGATGAAGGTCGGCACGCCAGTGTATGAATCCTTCGGCATCGGCAAGTTCTTCCCCTATGCGTCACCCGGACAGTATCCCCAGCCGCTGTTTGCGGCCGGAATGCTGACGAGCGCCTCCGCCACGCGCTACTCAGAAACGACCCACACGATGCCGTGGAAAGGCAATCGCAACAACCTGCGGATGCATTTCAACGACGGCACCTGGAAAGCGCCGCGCGCTACGCCCTGGGGCCAAACGACGATGGCCAACGCCTGCCGGCCGGCAGAAACCACCTACGCGCTCTACCCGGTAATGCTCTACGACTCAGGAAACATCTACGGCGCGCTGGACGGGATCTTCCACATCACCGGCTTCGACAACGTCGTCGAGAACACGCTCGTCATCGACGGTAAGAACTATGTGGTCATCCAGGACGTCAGCCGTACCTCGTTTGGCGACTACATCGCACTGGAGCTTTCCTGATGCCCTACGTCACCGGGCTGGCCAACAGCGCCAGCGATCTGCTCAACGCCGTGGTCACCGCCGGAACCGATAACGGCTGGTCCTGGGACGCTACCAATAGCATGCTCTACAAGGGCGACATCTACGGTCGCCTCACCGTCAGCGGCTTGAACCTCTTGGTACAGGCGGCGCTCGGCTACTCCGGCGCCACGCTGAACACACCAGCGGCCAAGATGGTCGGCATCACCAACCGGCTGGGTCAAGCCGGTAATACGCTGCTGAGTTATCCGGTGACGTACCACATCTTCGTCCACACGGCTCCGGACGACATCATCGTGGCCGTGAACTATCAGGTGATGTGGTGGCAGTGGCTGGCGCTCGGCCAGGCGCGTGGCTTCGGTGTGCTCGGCAATGCGGTTTGGCACTGGGGTACCGCGCCGTCCGATATCAGTACGGGTGATGGCGTGACGATCGCCGCCGATGGCAGCCATGGTGCTGGCTATGGTAATACCGCGGGCGCACCGTTCTGGGGGAGCGCCTCCTCCTTCGGCGTCCAGAACAGTTCGATCTACCTGAACTTCAACGGTCACGGCTGGTGGAACAACCCTGTGGGCTTTACCAGTGCGAACCCGAACAACGCTCGTGCAACCATTGCCGTCCCCACTCTGCTGGTGACCCAGCCGAACAACTGGAACGGAGAGGCCGTGCTGTCGCGCATCCACATCATGGCGGCGCAGCCCTCCAGCTTCTGGTCGCACGTCGCGGAGCTTCCGCATTTGCGGATGACACGAAACGACAACATCGATGACGGCCAGATCCTGACACTCGGTTCGGAGCGCTGGTTCATTGCGCCGGTGTATCGCAAAAACACGGCCAGTCGTGACGCATCATTTTACACCGACGCGAATCACTCCGGGACGATCGCGATGGCCGTTCGCTACGACGGGCCCTGATCCCTCACATCAATCAAGAGCTTTGACATGCCAGTCCTGACAGGCATGGTGCTCGAACGCGCCCAGGCCGGCTCATTGAACCCACTCCTGAGCGCCGACGGGTATCAGGTTGCCGCGATTTATCCGTACACCGCCAGCGATACGCCACGGGCGGAGAAGGGCCCGCGAAGCTACGCAACCGACATTACGGTTCCTGCGCAGCGGCCGCTGGCCGGCATCCAGATGCCGAGCTACTTCGAGGACTATTACTTCCGTGCGCACATCCAGCCCGCCCGCATCGACCTCGGCAGCCTGGCCTCGGAGCAGAGCCGCACGATCGAGGTCTGGAATGCGAGGTTGACACCGAACAACCTGGCCTCCATCACCGCCACCGGGGCGGAAGGCATGACACTGACCGGGCCGGCGCCGGCACCGACCGTATTCGCGCCGACCGAATCCCGGCTCTACACGCTCGCGGTCACGCCGAATGGTCCGCCAAACGTGAACGCGACATTTGTCTTCGACTTTGCCATCGACAGCCGCACCTTGCTGGCAACCGGACGCCGTATCGTCGCATGGATCTTTGCACCGAACTGGGTGCAACCGGTCATCGAGCGGCTGGAATGGCTCACGGATGGGATGGAGTCCCACGCAGGATTCGAGCAGCGCGTTCGCTTGCGCGCTGGTGCGCGGCGCAGCTTTGAATTCACCGTGCTGGTCGGCTCCGACACGGAGCGGGTGAAGATGGAAAACCTGCTGCTGTCCTGGCAGGCGCGCGTCTTTGGCCTGCCGATCTGGACCGACGTCGCGCTGGCGGCAGGACCGATCCCAGCCGGCGCGACCTCCATAGCCGTGCCCACCACCAATCGGGACTTTGCCGGCGGCGGCTTGGTGGGACTGGTTCGCGGCATGGAGTCCGAGTTGGCCGAGATCACGGCGGTCCTTCCGACGTCACTGACGATCAAGAGCCCGCTGGAATCGACCTGGCCGGTCGGCACCAAGATCCTGCCGGTGCGGCCCGCCAGCGTTCAGAACGAACTCGGCCTGACCTACTTGAGCGATGCCATCGGCCGGGCCACGGTCCGCTTCCAACTTGAGGACGAGTGGTTGCTGCCCGCTGCCACCGAGACACTGGATTACCGTGGCTATCCCGTCCTGCTCACCGCCACCAACTGGACCGAGGACGTCGAGACAGACTACACCCGCAAGCTGAATGAACTGGATTTTCTGACGGGCCGACGCGCCATCGATGACCTGTCCGGCATTGGCACCGTGCGCCGCACCCATCGGTGGCTGATCTCTGGACGCGCCGAGATCGCTGCATTTCGGTCCTGGCTCGCAGCCCGCGCGGGCAGGCTCACCGCATTCTGGATGCCCAGCTTCCAGTCCGACCTGAAGGTGGTGAGCCCCATCGGCGCCTTCGACTCGGCCATCACCGTGGAGAACCGTGCCTACGCCGCAAACGTCCCCGCTGCCATCGGGCGGCGCGACATCATGATCGCGACGACCGCAGGCACCCGCGACTACCGGCGCATCACGGGCGCCACGGAGCTTTCGCCAAGCACTGAGAGCATCGCCATCGACGCCGCCCTGGGCGCCACGCTGCTGCCCGAACAGATCCTCCATGTGTCGTTCATGAAGCTGGTGCGTCTGGACAGCGACGCCATCGAGATCGCCCATCAGACAGACGACACGGCGGAGGTATTGATCTCCACCAGCAGCATCCGGGATGACACATGACCTATGCCAGCCGAGAAACGTCGACTGACGCCAGCAGTCCAGTCGAACTGTTCGAATTTCGGCGGGGTGGCACCGCTTGGCGCTACACGAGCGGCGCGCAGGACGCGAGCTACGCCACCTACACCTACGTGGCCGTGCCGATGAAGCGCGGCAGCATCGAGCAGACCGGAGAGATCGGTCGCGCCGGCCTGCGGATCACGCTGGCCCGCGATGTCGAGATTGCGCAGGCGTTCATCGCAACACCGCCGTCGGAAGTGACCCTGCTCACGATCTACCGTCAGCACCGAAACGATGCAGAGACCGTCGCGGTATGGATGGGCCGTGTCTTGAACGTCGAATGGCGCGCCTCCGAGGTCGAGCTGAACTGCGAGCCTGTCTATACCAGTTTGCAGCGCACCGGCCTGCGCCGTCTCTACCAACGCAACTGCCCGCATGTGCTCTACGGCACGTCTTGCCAGGCCAGCGCCGTGATCCATCGCGTGCCGGGCACCGTGGCGTCCGTCGTCGGAGCCTTGCTGAGCGTGCCGTCCGCGGCCGGATACGCCACGGGCCACTTCGCGGGCGGCTTCGCGACATGGGTGGCCAGCGGCATCACCGAGAAGCGAATGATCGTGGCCCACAACCTGGACGTCATCACGCTGTCGGCCGTGCCGCCAGGCCTCGCAGTGGGCGACACGATATACCTATATCCAGGATGCGACCGGACGCTTGCGACCTGCGAGACCAGGTTTGGCAACAGCGCCAATTTCGGCGGTTTCCCATTCATCCCGACGAAGAACCCATTCGGCGGCAGTCCCATTTACTGAGTAAACGGTATGCCCTGGACACAAATCATCCTCTGGATCGTCACCTCGCTGATCCAGTACGCGCTCCAGCCAAAACCGCCGCAACCCCAGGCCGCTGAACTCAAGGACTTCGATGTGCCGACCGCCGACGAGGGCCGCCCGGTGCCGGTCGTGTTCGGCACTATGCTGGTGAAGAGTGCGAACGTGGTGTGGTACGGCGACCTGCGCACCACGCCAATCAAATCCAAAGGCGGAAAAAAATGAGCGACATCCTGGTCACCCACGGCGACATGCGCAGCCTGGGCTACTGCAATCGTGGCGCGCGGGAGTGGTTTGCGCGGCACCAGCTCGATTGGAGCCAATTCATTGATCGGGGACTGCCCGCGCCCGTGCTGCTGGCAACCGGTGACAGCATGGCCGAAGACGTGGTCGCCGCTGCCCGAGAACGCATGAGCCGCGAGGTGAACGATGGGCGGTAGAAGCAAGTCGCAGACGGTCGGATACCGCTACTACATGGGGATGCATCTGGCGATCTGCCACGGCCCGGTCGATGCCATCACCGAGATCCAGGTCGGCGAGCGCCAGGCATGGAGCGGCAACCTCACCGCCAGCGGCCGGATCACGGTGAACATGCCCGAGCTGTTCGGTGGCGAAAAGCGCGAAGGCGGTATTTCCGGCGCCATCGATGCCGCGTTCGGCCAAGCGGCGCAGACGCCGAATGATTACCTCGTGTCGAAGATCGGCTCACCCCAGCCGGCCTATCGCGGTGTGCTCAGCCTGATCCTGCGCCAGCTCTACATCGCCGCCAACAATCCCTACATCAAGCCGTGGGCCGTGCGCGTGAAACGCTGCTTCCGCGACTGGTACTCAGCAACGGCGGAGATCAACGGTGCTGCCAACCCAGCGCACATCGTCTACGAATGCCTGACGAATGCCGCCTGGGGCATGGGCTATCCGACGGCCAGCATCGACGATGCCTCGTTTCGCGCAGCGGCTGATGTGCTGTCCAGCGAAGGCTTCGGGCTCAACATCATCTGGCTTCAGCAGAGCAAGATCGAGCAGTTCGTCAAAGAGGTGATGGACCACATCGGCGGCGTGCTCACGACCTCGCCGTCGACGGGAATGTTCGCCCTGAAGCTGATCCGCGCTGATTACACCGTGGCGACGCTTCCCGTCCTGCACCCGGAAAACGTGATCGAGCTGGAGAGCTTTCAGCGGGCGGCCTGGGGCGAGACGACCAACGAGATCGTGCTCATCTACACCAAGCCGGACACGTTCAAGGAGACCAGCATCGCGGTCCAGGACCTGGCCAATATCCAGGCTCAGGGCGCCGTGGTTTCGCAGACGCGGCGCTACCCCGGCATCACCTCGGACAACCTTGCTGCCCGGGTCGCCATGCGCGATCTGGCAGCGGTGTCCACGCCGTTGGCCAAGGTGCGATTGAGGCTGAACCGCAAGGCCTGGAATTTGTACCCGGGCGATGTGTTCAAGCTGGAATGGCCGGTACTCGGCATCGCTGGCCTGGTGATGCGGATCGCGGGGGTCGATGGCGGCTCGCTCACCAACGGCACCATCAGCATCGACGCGGTCGAGGATGTGTTCGGCCTGCCGTCAGCGGTCTACACCGCATCCCAGCCCACCGGCTGGACCGACCCGGTGCCAGCGCCATCCGCGACCACACCACGGCGTCTGGTCGAAACACCGTACTGGGACGTGGCCCGCGCGCTGTCCGCTGCGGAGCTGGCCTACCTCGATGCCACAGATTGCTTCCTGCAGACTCTGGGCGGGCGCCCGGCGCCGGGCGCCATGAACTACGACCTGTACAGCAAGACGAGCTCGGCATCGACCTACAACCAGCGTGGACAGGGCGAGTTCTGCCCCACGGCGGTGCTCGCCACCAGCGCCGCGCAAGAAGTAACCAGCACGACCATCTACAGCGGTGAACTCGATATCGATCTGGTCGCGGCCGGGACCTATGCCTACATCGACGACGAGGTCGTCCTGGTCACGGCCATCAACATGACCACGCAGAGCCTGACGCTGACCCGTGGCGTCATGGATACCGTGCCGGTCAGCCATGCTGTCGGCAGCCGGATCTGGTTCGCCGATGGCGCTCAGGGCATCGATCCGACCGAGTACGCCGCTGGCGAAACGGTCAACGCGCGACTACTCACCGTGACCGGAAAAGGCACGCTGGCGCTGGATTCCGCTCCAACCGATTCCCTGGCGATGAACCGCCGGCAAGACCGGCCGTACCCGCCCGGCAACGTCAAGATCAACAATGTGGCCTACCCAGCGGTGGCCCAAGGTGATCTGGCCATCTCATGGGCCCACCGCGATCGGCTGAGCCAGACGGTGAGCCTGGTGCCCCAGACCAACGGCAACATTGGTCCGGAGGCGGGCGTGACCTACACGCTGCGCATCTATGGGGAAGCGGACAGCCTGCGCCGCACCTACAGCGGCCTGACCGGCACCAGCCAGACCTACACCTTGGCAGACGACACTGCTGACTCGGGCCTCGGCCGACCCAACGCCGCGCTGCGCATCGAACTCGAATCCAACCGCTCGGGCGTGATCAGCCTGCAGAAACACTCGATCGCCTTCGAGCGCGCCGGCTACGGACTTTCCTACGACAAATACTACGGAGGCATCTGATGCCCGTAATCACTGACCCGAACCTGGGACTCAACTACGGCTGGACGCTCGGCGAAAGCGGCTGGGGCGACGGCATGGACGCCAACCTCAAGCGCCTCGGCGCGGTGGTCGGCCTGTCCGTGAAAGACCGCGACCTGACCACACCACCGGCCAGCCCGGCCAACGGCGACCGTTATCTCATTCCCGCTGGCGCAACCGGCGTCTGGAGCGGCAAGACCGATCAGATCGCGGTGCGCATCGCTGATGCATGGGAGTACCAGGTGCCCAAGATCGGCTGGCTGTGCTTCATCGAGGACGAGGCCAAGCTCTCGGCCTATAAAGTCACCGGCTGGAGTCCAGGCATCGCCATCTGAACCCTTTTCCCCCGCACCCGCCGGGTCATGGCGGATCGTCGCATACAATGCGTGCACGTCGCATTCGGATCGTCGCATACAATGCGCGCATGTCGCATACAATGTGTGCACGCGTCGCATATAATTTGTGCACGCCTACCGGGCGCACGGACGCGGCGCTGGAGCAACTCGAACGCGTCTATCGCAAGGATCC